ATGACCCAGCACTTGAGTGATTGCCAGGTCGACGTGTCATTCATATCCACCGTTTGGCCTGTCAGCAGTTCCCGCATCAAGTGTAGGATGAAGATAGTGTGGACTGCGAAATTGGAAAGTTGTTGCGGTCTCTTCAGAAAAAGCTCATCCCATAGGATCAGCCTACAACCCTTTTCAGTGGTCTTATCAGGTCTATTCAGCCTACAACCCTTTTCAGTGGTCTTATCAGGTCTATTCAGCCTAGCACTAACTCCTTCGCTAACCAGCAGCCACTGCGTCGTCATCCCGCACTCGATGCAGGATCTTGTTAAACCCCTTTCTCAGTGTTGCCTGATGATCCAATGTACGAAAACTAACTACGGTATTGTGCGAAAACTCCGGGAATATCCGAGACGTTACGGGATTGAGTGGGACAATATATTAAAAACGTTTTCATTATTTGAAAATCAGCGGCGGTCATAATTTCTCGCCGCTTTTGCCTTAATATGGCTAGTTTATTGTTGGTACTGTCTGGGCTTTTAGAGCTTCAGGATGGTTTTGATAGGCCTGTTGAGTTTCCAGGGCTGCGTCAATTAAATGTTGAAGTGCAACGTTCACATCATCAAAGGATTCACACCTACATTGATTTAAGTAACCGGCTATGGATTCTGGTGCAATTGCAGCCATGGCTTTTTCTTTAGCTACTTTATTCATACATCCCCCATTGATCGCTTGGCCCTTGGCCTTTGCTACTGTCGAACAGGTCTCCCTGAACTTCGTCTTTCTTCAGCTTATCCATAGTGCGTACAATCTCGTATACCCACTGGACCGAATAACCATATTTCTTTGCCAGTTCTACGTGGTTGTCTCCAGTAAATTCGCTCCAGATTCTGTTGTGCTTTAAAATCGTGTCCAGAGATATGCCCTTGCACACATAAACGTTCTCGCCACCAAATGTGTGGCGCACCCGGTCTACGGCTTCGCGGCCTATCTCTCCAGCCTTCTCCGGACCAACAACATCAGCAACACCACGAGTAACGACCTCAAAAATAGCCAGTAGCATACCTATACCGCGTTCACTGCCTTTGCCGAACTGTTCAGCCATTGGTTGCCTCCTCATAGCGGCCCAGCATCACGCCAATAAAGGCAAGCGCGGCTTCGAGCTGCTCAACATTGCACTTGCTAAAACTGCCGTGACCATAAACTGTGCTTTGAGCCTCGTATTGTTCCTGGTCGCTCAGTGGCAACGCGCGTAGATCTGGCACCAGGTCTTTCAGCTCACTACTCATTTCACGTTGATACCAACCTTTAAGCTGCTCAATAAGAGTGTGTAGCATGGTTGGCTGGAGCCACTCCAGGCGCTCAACCGCTACGCCCTTATTCAACCGCTTTGCTTGCGATATACTCCAGTTCAACAGTGCCTGTTCTGATCCGTCTCTCAGATAGCCACGGCTTTTCATGGCAATCCAGGTCTGGCGCAACTTATCGAGTGGCGTTTTTTGATCCTTATCGCGGGTAATCGGAGAATTGCGCCCCTTACCGGCACGCTTTTTAGTTATCACCTTAAAGCCTTTGCTTTTCATGTAATCCAGAACGGTGTTCAGCTCACCAACATGCATTTTTGAGCAGCTGTCTTTACCGGTGCAATACACCAGGATTTCACGGTAAAAGCCGTCATCCCATTGCAGCTTGCCTTTGCCCACGTGGATTAACTGGATCAGCCTTGATTTACTCAGTTTCATAACGCCTCCTATAACGACTTACTTACCAGCGGGATCTGTATCCACCCGCCCTGGGCATTTCGCTCGTAAAAGCGAACATAAGTCTTAGTGCTCGATAAAATGATTGCATCGTCAAGAGCTCGCATTGCGGCGCTCCAGTCGTCACTGTCACTGGCCATACGGTACTTGCGTAGTGCCATTATTCGGGCTTTGTTATAGTTGCCCTCGCTGTTCGTTGAAAACGCATCCTGTGTTACTTGCTGCAATAAAGTATCGTCGCCCAATGTAGCTAGCTTTTCGTTTATCACACGATCAATCAGCTCCTTTGCTACATTAATTTCAGGCCCAAAAGTGATCTGGTCAGCCACACCTACTTCAACTTTTCGGCGGGTGTCATAGCTAGTAAGTGTTACATTACCTTTCACACCACCCAGCTCTGTGTTGTAGTTTGCAGCCAGCTCAGCAATAAAAGTGTTTACGTCTTTGAACACACGACTTTTGAATTCACCATGTAACTCAGACAACGCTTTCGCTTCAGCAATAAAACTATCCACCAGATCGTTTTTCAGCACATCCTGTTCAGGGACCTTATCCATCGGCACTTCAAACCCTCTGGCATTAAGCAAAAATGTTCGTTCTTCTTTATTAGGGGTTACTTCACTCATGGTTATTCCTTACATCTGATCTTAGAACTTGTTCGCGCTGGCCAAACACGTTTTGCCACTGGTCAACCTGCACATCATGGTGCTTGGCCAGTAGCTGTTGCATCTGGTTGTCATCGCTCAATACGGTCTGAGCCTCTACCTTGGGGAGCGTAACCGTGTGGGTAAATGTGACCATTGCCACACCTGTGATCTGTACTTGTACATGCTCCATAACTACACCTTATGAACCAGTTTTTCGGTGATCTTGCTCTCACCAATTTGCGCCGCCAGGTTCATCACCTTAGCTGTCCAGGTATTAATACTGAGCGGATATGACCGGTCTAAATCGGTATCGTCCAGGGCTATTCCCTGGCGAACCCGTGCATGGCATTTACCACGTAAAGCGCTGATCGCATCTTCCGTAAACACTGCATCGGCATCTAATCCCACTCGGGCAAACTTGTGACGCAAATAAGCTGGCACATGTACACCCAGCGGCTGCATTTGGATCTGGTTACAGCGCCAGGTAAATTCGCGCACATTCTGCCCGGATAGCTTCTTGCGTAATTCCGACTGGCCAATCAGTACAATGCCCATTACGCGGCGAAACCCATGGGTCAGCTCCCAGATACGCTTAAGCAACTTAATTACATCGGCACTCAGGTCGTGCGCTTCATCTATCACCATCAGGTGCAAGTGGCCGTTGTTAGAGCTTTCAATTAATGCGTCCTCAATTGCAGCGTCCCGCTCTTCAGCACTGGGACGGTGCTTTATTTGTAACGCGCGGCAAATAGCAGTTGAGATGGATTCAGCGGTAATTTTTCGCCGGTCCAGCCTGGCTGGCTGGATCAGAATGACATCCGGGTGGTCTTGCTGGATCTGATGAATAAAACGGCGGCGAATAATCGTCTTACCGCTGCCACACTCACCACACAACGCGATCATGCTGCCTGCACTGGCCGCACTGAGCATGTCTTCCAGTATCACGCGGTGCGACTCCACTAAAAACACATCCTCTTCACTGTTAATCTCATTTTCAAACGGGTCTCTGCGCATTTTAAAAAACTGTTTGGCTGCAACGGTTAACATTTCTGGCTCCGGTTCTTCATAGTCAACTTCAGGGTTTTGCGGTTTGGGCTCGTACCAGGTAAACAGCTCAGTTAGCTGCTCCGGATTGGCTCCTGCATCTCGCAAAATGTCAGTGATTGCAGCCTCAATGGCTGCCTTATCGCATGTTTTTGGCCATTCAGCCTGCGTAGTTACACGGCTTAAACTGGCTTTACTAAAACTGTGTCCTCTTTCTTTTATTTGTTTCACTATGTGGGCTTGCTTAACTCCCAGTACTTCAATCACATGGCTAAGCTTTGTAATTCTCAAATCACTATCTCGCTATCTTCAGCACCGGCGCTTGTGCTACGCCCAGTTGCAGTTGTTCCACTACGTTATTAACTTCCGATTCAACAACACTCTTGGTAGCCAGCCAGTCAATCTCGGCTGGTCGTAACTGACGGCCCAGTCGGCTGGCAACCGCAATTCGCAAATCTATTTCGTCAATGACCCGTCCTTTATTCTTGGGAGCCTCCGCTATCTGAGCAGCAACCGCGCTATCTGGAGTAATGGATTCACCTGTTGGCGTGATCCGGGTTTCATGCACCACTTCTTTCAAGTAGGAGTGCGCATTCAACTGACCATCAAACGGCACAGCCTTATCCTTTTTGGCTTTCTGTATTTGCTCGTCATTCATACCAGGATAGGCAAGGCGATCAGCATCTTTTGTTGCTGTTTCGGTTGGGGTGTCTACATGCTGGTCGTAGTTTTCACCAATAACAGGGGCGTCCATTCGAAAGCCCACGGCATCAAACTCAACGGGCTCAATCTGGTGATAAACAGTTTCGTCCAGTGGTGTTTTAATACCCACGAGTAAATCCGGTGAGTTGCCCACAATGATCGGGCTAACTTCCACGGTGATCCCGTTACTGATGTACTCAACTTCACTCAAGTCATAGGTCATCTGGCACTTAGTAACCGGATGGCGATAAGTCACCGTTAAATCACCTTTAACCTTGCGGGTTTCGGTGTCTTTGGTAAGCAACAAGCGGCATGTCTGCTCGCCTGGCAACGCGCGCAGCCTGTGGCGATACTCCGGCTGATAGATCATCAGCCATACATCAAGGCGGGAGCGCTTGTGCCGGGAGTGCAGGCAGTTTTGGCCCTTAATTTTGTTGGCATTAAATGCACGCTGCCATGCCAACACGCTTTCATTAAGCTCCTCGACACTGTTAACAGGCTCCAGTAAAATACGGCTTTCAAACTGGGTTTCCACCAGGTCATTGCCATTTTCCACCGAGCCTTTGGCACGCGGACTGCCTGCTTTGTGCTCTATCGGGGTTACTTTCAACGCTTTCAGTACATTCTTGATAGCGCCAGAGGTATTCGCACTGCCTTTGTCCCACAGCAGTTGCTCACACGGCCCCATAATTTCCGAGTTATCTTGCTGCCGCCAGCACCACATCAAAAAATCAAATAGATTAGCCTGGTTCTCGCCTGCGGCTTCATAGTATTTAACCCTTACAGCACCGCTAAAATGGTCTGTCATTACGTAACGCCATACGCGCAGGTGCTTAATTTTTTCTATGTTTTCAGGCTTGTTTGCATAAAAGTCGCCATCATTCATAAACTTTTGCCGTACACCTTTGCGCCGCCCTGGCGGGTAGTACAACAAACAGTATGAGGGGTCCACCTGGTGCACATGGTTTGGGCCCAGGCTGCGTAATTGCTTGTGTGGCTTGGCTTTATCCAGCTGTTTTATACTGGCCTGGCGCTTAGCCAGTACCCGGCTTATCTGGCTAGGGCTCAGGCAGTCGTAGCCATTCTCAGCCAAAATGCTGGCTGCCACGGGCACGTTCATTACTCGCTTGCCATTTTCACGAACCGACAAATTCAGTATCGACACCATCAAATCAATGGCTTCTTTACTCATGGCCGTTGTACCAGCATCCCGCCGCTTGGCTTTACCGCTGTCAAACCCCGCTTTTTTCAATCGCCGGTATAATGCGTCCTTGCTAACAGCCAGTGCACCACAGGCCTCCTTCAAAATATCGCCTTTTTGCCCGTGTCTGGCGTTCTTCAGCTTCTCGCCCCAATACACTATGGTTAAGTCACTCATACCAGCACCTCTTCGGCACCGTCAAAGCCCAGTTCCTGCAACCATTCACCACTGGGTTTTACTTCGTCCAGGTGGCCCAGGCTGCTCTGTAACTGGTTCCAAACATGCGCCAATTCCTGCAACAGCTGCTTGGTGTCTGAGTAAAACGCCGACGTCGCCACATGCCGGGTTTGCTCGTCCAGCTCCATAGTTTCTAGCTGCTCATTCAATACAAGCAACTGGCTAAACCCTTCCAGGATCTGCGTATTCGCCTTAGCATTTACTTCAAAAAAGTCTTTAACATCGCCTTTCCATTTTTCAGGCGAAAACTTTCTCTGGTGCAGCAGCTCCTTTAATTGCTGGTTCTCCCTCACATTTTCATTATTCAATTTGCGGTTTGCATCCAGCATCAAATCATTTGCCAGCACTTCCTGGCGCAAATCATCTACCTCTTTTTGATGCTTGGCTTTGAGGTCATCAATCAGCTGCTTAACAGCATCTTTATCACCCGCTTCAACGGCTTCAGACTCAATCACTAGCGCCTGGTCGTCTTCAGGCAACTGGCGCAAGACGCGTAAGTCGTTGTAGCCCAATTTCATGTTTTGGGCAGCTTCAAAAAACTCTTCCCCAAACTGCTGAAGGTTTACAAGTCGCCGATCTATATTCTGGCAATCAGTATTCAGAATATGTTTGCAGCACTCTTCCCAAGTCGTCACTGTGACGACTTTTCCATTTTCATCATGGTACGTTAAGCCCTTGTAACTCTTGGAATCTTTAATTTGCTGTACTATCTTCAATTCCGTCACGGTGACGAGTTTTCCGATAAAATTAAATGCCTGGATCTGGCCCAGTTGCAGCAAAGCGTCCTGCTTAGACGCCAGAATTTCTTTGCCTTCAATCAGGGCTTTTTCCTGTTCGGGTGTAATGTGTGTATCTGTCATCGTTATTACCCCAGTACTCTGTAATTAATCGCTTCTTGCTGTAGCTCACGCAGTGCGTTAGTAAAATTGTGATCTACCGTATTACTAAGCTGTACCAGCGCCTTACTAAGCCGCCAGCGTTTATCATTTTTTGGCAGCCGCTCGGCAAACCCGGCCTTTACCAGGTTGGCCAGTATTCGCGTTACATCAGCGTTGCTGGTCTCCAGCGCCGCTGCCAATTGCTTTGGCTCTATACCCTCAACTTCATTGCCAGCCATCAGGGTCAGCGCCTTTAATGTACGCTGCACCTGGGGCGAGATATATTGGTCACTCATACTGCTTTCCTGGGTCCCCAGCGCTTAACTGGCTGATGAAATGCTGCAACACACTCAGGGCACACCACATCGAGATCAAAATGCTCGCTGCGTACATGTCGCCAGCCAACGTAGGTGGCAGCTTGCTGCCACATTTTGGCCGTTGCACCGCTCTGGCACGCGTGTTCATAACTGCGGCAGCACTGGCAGTAAATCAGCGGGCGTGAATCCATGACATCTATGTGTGCAATGTCTACGGGGGTTGTTAGTAAACTCATGATCTGTACTCCTGAACAGCGGCGCTTGCGGCCATGGCTTTTAGCTGGTCCATCGTCATTAAGTGCACGGTTTTTGGCCCCTGCGGCGTAGCCTGCTTACCCAGCCAGGCAATGGATTTTTGACTGCGATGCTGGTTTTTAGGCAGATCGGTGTCTTTGAGTGTCATCATTTGGCTCCGTTAATTCAGTAGGTCGAGGGATTGCTGTGGTTCGTCGAGCTGTTCAGCTTCGAGCTTGTGATAGGCCAGATCCTGCATCAGCAGCACAATCTGTTCAGCAACATGCTGCGCGTTGCCATTGCCTGCTTCCAGCTGCATCGTCATACCGATCACCTGGTTAGCAAACTGGTTTAGATGGCTCAGCGTTGGCATGCTGGGCTTTTTACCCTTGGGCATATCAACCACCAGCTTATCCAGACTGTGTGCCATGTACTGCAATGGGTATTCACGCCCAGTTGCGGCCATATAGGGGATCAACAAACTGGCAGGCATATCGCCATTACCCAGATACTTGTACAACATATCGGGGCTTACACCGGTTCTGTCTGCAATGCGTGGTACGCTCATATTCCGTGTAGCCTGCGCGTGCTCCTTACACAGCTGCAAGGCTTCCGGCAAACTGCGCGCTACAACCCGGCTCCATTGGCGGCGTTTAGGCTTAGTCATAATCGCCTCCATTTTGCAATGCTGTAGCAGGGGTTTTGCCGTTCCAAAAATTCAGTTTTTTTGGAACTTCACTTTGTCCCACCTGGCTGGCTAGTATTTGATCATCGCCAGTACAGAGGATCAAACCATGCAAACCAGCTTTTATAACCATCAGTTTAATAACTTGCTTGAGTGGCTGTGTGTAGACGACAAACCGGTTCAATATATTAAACCTGTGAGCGCACGGGCATTGCGAACTCTGCTCCTGGCGCTTGGCCAGTACAGGCATATTGAACGTCGGGTGTATGTAAACAGGCTCTACCAACAACAAAACGCGGCTTTGTTGGCGCTGATAGCTTTGTGCTATGTAAAACGTGATCAGCTTCATTGTGTGGCTCCTGTAAGGTCGGTAACTCAGTTACTGATTAGTTGGTTACTCAGCCCTTACGAGGCCAGTAGCTGTTGAACGGCCTGCACCTGATCCTGACGGCGGTGCTTACGGGGAGAAACATAGTGCGGACAATCAGAAAATACTTCTCCGACGGGCTTGCCCAGAACTTTGGCTATTGCCTCTGCAATGCGCAAAGACTGGGTTTGACGACTGATCACGCCAGAGACGGCTGTGAGCGAAACACCAATGGCTTCAGCCATAACACTAAGCGAATAGCCCTTTTTAGAGAGCGCTTGCTTAATTTGATCTGCGCTCATAGGTTTAATTTCATGTGCTTTCATAGTACATTACCGTTTTGGTTGACCCTTACATTGTGATTTTGGCGAATCGTTGGAATGTAGGGGTTTGGTTTAAGTTGAGATAAGTATAGGTTTAATTTATTAAACCTGTCAAACTTTATCGGTTTAATAAATTGAACTATTTAAAACTCGAACGAGAGCGATTGGGTCTTAGTCAGCGCGAAGTGTATGATTTTATACACGCGTCTAAAGGCACTTATATTCGTTGGGAAAGTGGGAAATCAATTCCATCAGATAAGCTCGCAGAGCTTGCTGGACTTGGCTTTGATATTAGCTATGTAGTTACAGGAAAAAGAGGAAGCTCAGAAAATACTGGCGTTTCCACTGAGGATCTTGAGAAAGCAATTACTACGTTTTTGTTCAATACTGGTGAGTTGGGTCTATTAACGAAGTCGGATTCAGTTGAAGTTGAAGCTTTAGTCAATATGGCTATGTTTACAATTTCAAAGGTATCAAATATTGAACTAGACGACATCAAAAGTGAGCCGTCCGATCAGTCTAATGCTTCTTAGTATAGTGAAGTAAATCTACAACGTTATGCTGTGAGCCATTGCATTTTCTTGCAGCAATACCTTCAGCCAAAAACAAATTGAAACGCTCGTTCCATTCCATCAGAGCTTCATACTTTAGTGTTACATCTGAAATACTCTCAATAGATTCTCTTTCTCGGATAAAATCGTTCAATTGACTCCGATTCTCTGAATTGTTCTCCCGAGGTTCAAATGCAACCCTGTCAGCACCTCTCAATACAGAAGCTTTGAGTAGCAAGATACTGATCCAGGCAACGAGAAACGATAAATATAATATACTCCCCATTACGAAGCCTCGCCTCTTCTAGCTACTGTATTTCGGACATGTTTATATAGAGCTTTGCACAGCGGAAGTGTAAGTATGAGAGTTATAACTACATTCCCTGTATTTATAGCGATTTGATAAGCACTTTCAAAGATACGTGTTTGCATCACTACAGCATCAAAATAGTAGACGATTTGTACCAAACCTAAGAAAGCATAGGCGATCATCACGCTCATGGCTTCAAACTCTACTTTTGCCTTCAACTGCACATGAAATGCGTAGATAAGTGTAATACTTATGGCATCTATTGTTGCCCAGCTTCCAAACCAAAAAATGAATCCTGCTTCCTTGGATAAGGCAAACAAATAACTTTCGATTCTGAGGTTTATGAATTGGGTAATTAACCAAGTCACGGCTGTAATATAGTAAGACCTGGAACCAAGCCTTTTACTAAACATTAAGATTGGTGCCACGAGCGATAGGCACCAGATCCATGTGTTTATGTTATGTAATTCATCAACATAATTGGCAAACATCAAAATACCACCAGAGTACTAACCACCGGAACTACCTAAATCAGTGACTTTGATTGCTCTTCTGTAAGGCTTGGTAGGGTCATTACCGCTTCCATTTCCTCCTGAAATCCGAGCAGCTTCAAATTCACATAGAAGGTTTTTACCTCTGTCATCACTATTTGTATAACGCGAGGTTTGTTTAACTTTGCTTGCTTGGGTGGGATCCCCACCTCGGTCACCTCCCCCCGTCACAGCACCATAAACACTACCGAGCAACTTCGAAGGAATTGCTTTGTAAGATAACGTTCTTAATTTCATGTATTTACTCCTTTTGAAAAAGTAAACACAGCTTAGCAGGAATGAAAGCAATGACTTTTAAACTGGTTTAAGAATCATTAAAAAATAAATGGGAGGCAACTCGCAAATCCCTGGCTGCTAGTGCTGGCTACAATTCCATTAACCTAAAGGTAACATAAACCTTTTTCTAAAGTATACCCTCAACGTTAACTTTTTAGGTAAATTTATTGAGTATTTCTGAGATGTTACTAGGTTTTTAAATGCTCTTTTTATTAACCAATCAAACTGCTAGAGCGTAGTTCTAAAACCTGATTTGTTAACAACTTGATGACTTATAAATATTTTTGAGTTATCTAAAGAACTTGCTATGATATTTTTCATAGCAAAATCCCCCCTGATTTTGACTTAGTTAAAATAAGCAAGGACATGCTTCTCCTCTTTATCAACGAAGCTGCTCCAACGAGACTCTCAACAGGTACTACATGGCAATAAAACACGTAATAATTCACGTAGTAAAACGTGATAAAGATGGCGAAAGGCTAACCAAGCAACTTCGAGATCATGAAAACAACACCGACGGGCTTACAAAGCAACTTACTGATGGATTACTGGAGTTATTTTCTAACGCGCACCTCAACATAGGCGAATTTGGCGTAGATGGAGATAACAATGCAACTCCTGTATTTGAGCAGAAATTGCGTGACTTCTACGATGACGATTGCAATTGTAGCAATTTTGTAGATTTGACGCAGGCACTTGCAAATCGTTATGAAGCTATTATTGTTGGTGACCAGCTTCATTCTGTTAAAGGTGGTTATCTGATTTTTTATCAGTACGAAAGGAATCATGATGATTGGTTAGGTGTGGCAGTGGTTAAAAAAACCGAAGGCATAGACGTATCAGTCGACCTTGATGTAGTAGCAAGTGAAATACTGGAACTCAATAAGCTACACCTTGGTGCAGCTATCAACCTGACACAATGGAAAGACGCTCTAACCTCTAGATATATAAGATTTAAAACAGGTCGAGCGACAGAGCTTAGGGAATATTTCGAAAAGTTTATAGGTTGTCAACGCGATAAAGAAGCAGCGAAAAGAGAAACCAAACAACTAAAAAAGGCTATTCAAGACTTTGCCAAAAATACTTGCGGCATGAATGATGATGTTGCTTCTCAAAAAGTGACGCAGGCACATGATTACGTAAAGGAAAGACAGAAAGCAGGTGAACCAGTGAAACTTAGCCATGTTTCTAACCACGTATTCCCTGATAGAGCTGATGAATTTGCGCAGCAAGCTAGGCAGGAATATGACCTTCCTGAAGATTTGGCTATCGACTCAACAGAGCTAAAACGGTATAAAAAGCTCTCTGGTTCTGGAAAAGGTATTTCCATCAGCTTTGATAGAGAAAAGCTAAATACCGTTGTAAAATATGATTTAGAGCGGAAGCAGCTAACTTTCAATGAGATCCCTAACTCATTACGTGAAGCAATTGAAAAAGAGCTTTTAGAAGAAAATAACGTAGAAGACTAATGCAACCACACATTACCGAGGTTTATGCCAGGGTGTTTTCAGCACTCAAAGATAGAAAAGCAAGCCATGACGAATTTACAGGCTTTCTTTCTATTACTCCTGAGCTGGAAAAAGACCTTGTGTTTCTTTGTGATGAAGGCATAACCTCGGGCTCTTATGATTTCACCAAAGATGGTAAGCCTAGAGGAAGCGCTAACTTAGGCACGCTAATACCCGCCAACTTTCAAGACTGTGTGTTTGAAGTCGAACTGTCTAAGACTTATATTAAACCGGATTCAGTTGTTTGTGCTAGCTGGTCTGATTTACTAAAAGATGAAACGAAGGTAAAAAAACCAGTAAAGCATATTTTTTTCACAGATTCATCTATTTTACTGTCACCCGGTAGTACGGATGCACAATACATAAATTACCTGAAACTTAGTGAAGCGTACAAATTTATAAAAGAACTGGCCGAATCAACAGAGGGGGGAGACAAGACGATTTTTTATGAGCGCCCTCTTAGTTTCGAATTTACTCTCACAGAATCAGATCTTACTCACCCGATCGACCTTGATGCGCTAGAAAAGCTCATGAAGAAAGATTTGCACCAAGAGGCGATTGCTTGCTTGATATGTAAAGAGCTAGTCAGCTTTTTAAAGGACATCGATATAAAGCAAAGATTTAGCTATCTAATCCAGCACATGAGCTCCTTGGTTTCTAATGTTCTTTTAAGCTATCAAAGTTACGTGGAAAGCTACACGTTTGACAAGGTAAGGAAGGAGTACCTTGAAAAAAAGACAGAATACATCAGCGACATTCATGAAGTTTTCAATACTATGGCTACCAAATTGCTATCACTCCCAGCTGGTATTTGGTTTGCAACAACCCAAATAAATCAAATGCCAACAGGTGGGCTTGAAAGTATGCCATTTGCAAAAAATCTAACGGTCCTTATCACTGTTGCTTTACTTGTAATTTTGTTGGTTGTTAGCCTGATTGATCAGTTCGAAGTCTTAAAAGTTCATAAATCGGAGTATTCTGAGGTATTTGATGAACTTAAAGGTAGCTTTGAAGAGGAGGCCACAAAAATTCAAGAAGCCAAAGATAGAATTGATAGTGCATATACCAAAGTCTGCATAAAACTTGGTTTCGCGATATTTGCAGCACTCGTTTTATTTGGCCTCACCCTGTTTCTATTCTGTAAAGCCTACGCGTAGAATTTATTAATCTAGTTTAAAATACATCCAACTAGCCTCGGGGCACTCTGTCACAAACACCTTGTTTGCCGGAGTGCACAATGCAATTTCCTAACCTTGAAAAAGTAAAGCAGCAGCCAGACGTAGCCGCCGCTTTATCAAACTACTCACCTAAGTTCACAGACTGCATACTGACTATTTTGCACCACGAAGGGGCTTTTCGTCGTGACGGAGGTCTGAACAACCATGCCAGTGATCGTGGTGGCCTTACTAAATATGGAATTAGCCAAAAAGCCTATCCTCGCCTGGACATACGAAACCTGGATCTAACCAAAGCAGTGCGCCTTTATTACCGAGATTACTGGGAGCCGATGCAATGCGACCATGTGCCCACAGGACTGGCATTAATGCTGCTGGACGGTGCAGTTCAGCATGGTGTTGATGGTATGACCCGTATGGTACAAGGCACTGTAAGCGCAGCTATTGATGGCCTATTTGGCTCACTGACCTTAAAAGCTGTACTGGGAAAAATGCCAAGCCAGCTTATCACTGGACTACTGGCAGAGCGCAGCCGGTTGTACTTCGGCATTTGCCAGGATGACCCGACGCAACGGATCAATCTAAACGGCTGGTTCAATCGCCTGGCCCAGGTAACTGAACGCTGCTTTACCACACTGGCCAGCGATTACCTTAGCACACTAACTAGCCGTGCATATGGAGGACCAGAGCATGGACATAGCTGATAAAGCACAAGTGATCCGTGATCAGGAATTAGAACGCGCCCTCAACGAAAACCGAGCTCACTTTGTGGGAGAGGATTTGGACTTTCTGCACTGCCTGGAATGCGGCGCAGAAATTCCACCTGAGCGCCGAGCAGCCATCCACCGCTGCAAATTGTGCATTGACTGCCAGACCAGGCAAGAAGCCCAAGCCAGACACTATAGGAAATCCTGATGGAATTTTTAATTGAATGGTGGAAGCAAATGGTCGCCGCTGGTGTGGTTATCGTAGGCGCAGGTTCCATAGCCTGGTTAAGAGCAACGTTCGTGAGTCGAGTAAAGCACGATGAACTTGAGCAACGGATAAGCGCCGTAGAACGTCGCGTTGAAGATATGCCCAGCGTTGAGGACTTTCACGGACTAGAAAAAAGTTTACTGGAAGTGGGCGGCAAAATCGACGCGCTATCTCCACAACTTGGTGACCTTAAACGAGTTACCGATTTACTAATGGAAAACGAACTACGAGGAACCAGAAATGCCGAATGATCTGAATTTGGATTTAACACCAACCGAAACCGGGCGCATGGATTACGACGCGACGAAAGTTATTTATCAGCTACAGGAGTGGCATGCCAGCCGTGTAGACCAGCTAAACACGGTTGTTCAATCACCAAAAAGCACAAGCATTCAAATTGGTGATATCGAACTGACAACCGCCAGAGAAACAGGTGCTTTCAAAGCCGGTGTTAGTTTAGCGCTTACTTTGCTTGGCACCTTGCCCATTCACGTTAAAGAGCCTGAGGACTAACATCATGCCAATTGCACAAGTACAAGCCGAACATCAGCGGCTAACCATTCTCATTGCTCTGAATGAGTCCCCGGACTACGGAGCCAATACCAGCATGTTATCTGACGTATTAGCTCAGTTTGCTTTGGGCTGTAGCCAGGACCAGTTGAAGACGTTGCTTAACTGGCTTGAGCAAAATGGCTATGTCTCTTTGGAAAGACTCACTGAAAACACTTGGATTGCCAAAATCACACGTTCAGGCATTGATGTTGCCGAAGGTGTGAGCGTTGTTCCTGGCATCAAACGTCCCGGCCCCCGGAGCCACCCATGACGGAGACTGTACGCAGGGGTAAGCCCAGCAAAATTGATGAGTTACCGGACGAAATCAAAAAGAAGCTGGATGAAATGCTACGCGACAGCGGCAATAGTCAGGCTGATATCTTAATTGCTATTAACGGCCTTATTCTGGAAGCTGGATTAGATGAAGAAGCGACAATCAGCCGATCGGGCCTGAGCAGGCATGCACAAAAACATGAGGCCATTGCAAAGCACTTGCGCGAGACACGCGCTGCAACGGTTGCACTAACCGCAGAGCTGGGAGACAAGCCAACCGGCGAAGTAACCAAGCTGATACTTGAAATGGCCAGGACTCAGCTTTTTAAAGCAATGCAGCAGCAAATGTTGAACCCTGAGTCTGATGCTGCGGTTGACCTGGACACCATCAAAGAAGCCATGTTGGCTGTCCAAAGGCTCGAATCTGCCGCGGATCGCAATCACAAGCGCGAACAGGAGATCCGCAAAGCATTTGCTGAAGAGGCTGCGGCCAAAGCTGAAGAATCGGCGGTTAAGGCCGGTATGACGGCGGAATCAGTATCTGAAATCAAGAAGTCAATTTTGGGGATTGTCTAGTGATGCAAACAAATAGCATGGTTGAACAGGTATCCGCTGAGCTGTCTTTATTCAATCCTGACGAAGTTTTACTGGGATACCAGAAGCGATGGATTGCCGATGAATCGGTGCTCAAAATAGCGGAGAAAAGCAGGCGGACCGGTTTGACCTGGGCAGAGGCTGCCGATGCGGTTTTATGCGCAGCTACGGCCCGCAGTGACAACGGCTGTAACCACTTTTATGTGGGTTCTAACAAAGAGATGGCAAGAGAGTTTATTGACGCAGCAGCCATGTGGGCCAAGTCATTTAACAAGGCCGCATCTCAGGTCAGTGAAGAAGTGCTGAGAGATGAAGACAAGGAGATCTTGACGTTCGTTATTTACTTCAGATCGGGGTTTAAGATCCAGGCGCTAAGTTCAAACCCTTCGAACTTACGGGGTATGCAAGGCAATGTGACCATTGACGAGGCGGCGTTTCACGAGCGCTTAGCCGAGGTGCTAAAAGCAGCCCTAGCACTGACTATGTGGGGGTCTAAAGTAAGGCTGATCTCAACGCATAATGGCGTAGACAATTTATTCAATGAACTCATTAAAGACAGCCGCGCTGGCAAAAAACGCTACTCCGTACACACCATCACTATTTTAGATGCCTGCCGCGAAGGTCTTTACCAGCGTATTTGCCAGATTAAGAAAAAGCCCTGGAGCCAGGAACAGGAAGACCAGTGGATTGAGGATTTACTGAATGACACGGCCAGCGAAGCGGATGCACGAGAAGAGTATTTTTGTGAGCCCAAACAAGGTGGCGGTAACTACGTGCCCCGCGCACTGATTGAAATGGCCATGAGCAAAGACATACCCATTGTGTGCTACATTGCCGCAGACGACTTTATGTCCAGGAGCGAACTGGCACAACGCGCAGAAATAGATGCATTTTGCCAGGAACAGTTAGACCCCTTGCTAACGAAGCTGGATACCAGCCTGAACCATAGCTTTGGTGAAGACTTTGCCCGCCGAGGAGACTTAACCGTATTCGTACCGCTTGAAATATCCCGAGACCTGTCGAAACGTGTGCCATTTTTAGTTGAACTGACCAACCTGACTTACGACATGCAGCGGGCTGTGATGCTGCACCTGACCACCAGATTGCCCCGCCTTCAGGGGCTGGCGTTTGACGCCACCGGTAATGGCGGGTATCTCGCGGAAGCAGCAGCACTGCACTTTGGCACCGAAATGGTCGACCAGGTGATGCTGAATGAACCCTGGTATCGCGAGTGGATGCCAAAACTTAAAGCAGAGTTTGAAGACCGCAATATCACCATCCCTAAACACCAGGACGTACTGGACGATCTGCAAAAGATCTCTGTTCGCAACGGCACGCCAAAAATTGATAAAGGCAGCGATAAGGGCAGCGATGGCAGGCAAAGACACGGTGACTTTGCTGTGGGTCTGGCTATGGCCATTCGTGCCGCCTGGATGGAAGGCAGCGCAATTGAGTTTACCCCGCTGCCCGACAAACACAGTTCAAACAACGATTCAATTTACGACGACCTTGGTGCATACCAGGGCGCTGGCTGCTGGTAGGAGTATGTATGGCCATAGTTGATATAAACGGCGATCCGCTAACACTTGAGCGCCTTGAAGGCTCACAGATTGAGGATAACAGCCAGATTGGCATGTTGCTTAAGCAGTATGCAACACACCCAAGCCAGGGCTTAACCCCAGCCAAACTCGCGACCCTTTTGGCCGAAAGTGAGCAAGGTAACTTAGCGGCCATGGCAGACCTAGCCAAAGACATGGAAGACAAAGACGCACACTTATTGTGTGAGATTGGCAAACGCCGCCGGGCGCTACTTGGCCTTAACTGGCAGGTTAAGCCTCCCAGGAACCCGAGCAAGGCAGAAGAACAAGATGCTGACCGCCTGAGCGAGATTTTAGAAGACGCCACCTGGTTTACTGATCTTATTTACGACCTAAGCGACGGAATTTTAAAAGGGTTTGCCGCAACAGAACTGCAGTGGGAATATATTGAATCGCAACATGTGATCACTGGCTATGAATTCATTGATCAGAACGTGTTTACCACCCCTCATGGTGATCACAATAACCTACGCCTTAACAACGGCACGCAAGACGGTGAAGCCCTGAACGCGTTTGGCTGGGCATTACATAAGCACCGTTCTAAGTCGGGCTATGTACACAGGGCCGGACTCGCCACGGTACTGGCATGGCCATTTCTATTTAAGAACTACTCAATCAGGGATTTGGCTGAGTTCCTAGAAATTTACGGCTTACCATTACGACTGGGTAAGTACCCCAGCGGCGCAAGTCAGGATGAAAAAAACACTCTGCTAAAGGCGGTGCTGTCGATTGGGCACAATGCAGGCGGGATCATCCCCAGAGGTATGGACATAGAATTTCAGAACGCGGCCCAGGGCCAGTCTGATCCATTTGAGGCCATGATACGCTGGTGTGAGCAGAGCCAGAGTAAAGCCATTTTAGGTGGTACGCTCACCAGCCAGGCAGATGGCAAGTCCAGCACCAATGCGCTGGGTAACATTCACATGGAGGCCCGTAAGGATTTGACTGAATCTGATGCCCGGCAGCTGGAACAAACGCTCACACGCGATGTGCTATACCCCATGCACGCACTGAGCAGCAAAAGCTACTCCGGCAACAGACGCATGCCCAGAGTGGTACTTGAGACTACGGAGTCTGAAGACATTGCCAAGCTGGCTCCCGCAATTCAGGTGCTGGTTGAAACAGGTGTAAAAATCCCAGAGAACTGGGCGAACGATAAGCTTCAAATCCCGGTGCCAGACAAAGATGAGCCTATTCTACGCCCGGTGTCAGCTCAGCCTGCCGGGTTACCAGCAGCGGCCCTGAGTACATCAGTCGCAGCACTCACCACAGCATTTAAAGACCGCACCGCGCAACAAGAGCTGGACACTGCACTGGATGCCATCACCAGTGGCAATATGCGCGAGGAATACAAGGCTACGCTTCAGCCGCTCCTGGATAAACTCAACCAGAGCGAGGAACTGGCCGCCATTGAGCTGGCAGAGCTATACCCCACACTGGACCAGGACAGCCTGACCGAGATGTTAACCAGGCTGTTTTTTGTCAGCGAACTGTGGGGCATGATCAATGAGTAAGCGCGCGTCATTATCTATCGCATTCGACAAATCACCAGCGGATGCCGTTGCCTATTTTCGTTCTAAGGGTTATCAAATTTCGGACGAATGGCACGATATGCTGTTGGATGCACACGCACGAGCTTTTACCGTAGCCCGTGCCAGCTCTATGGATGTATTAGAAGCGATCCGGAAAAAGGTGGATGCCGCTATAGCGGGTGGCCTGACGCCTAAGCAGTTTCGAGATGAGTTAACCCCTGAGCTGCAAAAGCTCGGTTGGTGGGGCAAAACCAAAAACGATCAAGGCGATGATGTTCAACTGGGCAGCCCCTACAGATTGAACACCATTTACCGCACCAATGTACAAACCGCCTACATGGCCGGGCGCTATCGCCGCCTGCTGGCCCGCGCCAAAACCCACCCGTACTGGCAGTATGTGGCCATTGACGACGGGCAAACACGGCCAGAGCATACACGCCTCAATGGCCGGGTGTTTAGATATGACGATCCTATCTGGCAAACCATATTCCCACCCAACGGCTGGGGTTGTCGTTGTCGCGTTCGGGCACTGACAGAGGCACAAGTTAAAGCGCGCGGTTTGACCGTCGAAGATGGCAGCAACTATGTGCAGCCGTTTGTAGCCGAGATTACCAGCCGCGAATCTGGCGAGGTTAAGAACGTACCGCACGCCCGCGTAAATCTGCCCGATGGTGACGTGATGACACCAGATTTAGGCTGGGCCTATTCACCTGGTCAAAGCACCTTCGGTACAGATATGGCTGTTGCTCAAAAGCTGGGGAAAGTCGAAGATGCGGAGCTTAGAGCTGAAACTATCCAGGCGTTGAATAATAGTGATGCCAGGCACAAGGCGTTTGAAGGCTGGGTAAGCCGAAGCATCGAGCGCGTAAACCGCTATCATACAGCACGCCAGGCTAACGACATCGAGGGACTGCGTGCAAATGGCCCCCGACCACAGCACAAGACCGTGCTTTCATTTTTAGATGATCGGATTAACCAACAACTGTTGGACCAGAACATAGATCCTGCTCGTGTATTAGTACTCTCTGAACGGGCACTCGCACACGCGCACAGTGAAAAACATTTGGCAAGTAATACAGCACTCAACCTAGAAGAATACCAGCGACTTAGCGACTGGATTAATGACCAGGCAACTCAGGTATTGTGGGAGCCAGCAAAGCGTGAGGTGTTGTACATAGTTAACCAGGGCACACAGTCCATTAAGGTTGTTGTACGCTTTGACAATGACCAGGATACTTTTATCAATGTGTTTAAAGTACCAAGTTTCGCGATTGAGCAAGGAATTGCGGGTGGTCTTTATCAGGTTTGGCGGTAGGGTGAGACTCGAACTCACATCATGTACGCATCGCATACAACCGTTACCCGTTGGAAACACTACCACCAATACTGATTATTAATCAGCCAGAATAAAAAAGCCAGCATAACGCTGGCCATATCAAGGGATGATGCCAAGGCATCCATTAAACCCTAGACCATGAGGTGAGCATGTCAAAAATATCTGTATTAACCCAGGGCAACGCCGCCCAGGTACTGGCCGAGATAGCCGACAAGTTTAACGACCTGAGCGACCCCATGAACGAAATAGCCGCAATCATGGAGGGTGCAGCAGAAGACGCGTTTGCTGAAGAGCGCAGCCCAGTAACCGGCGAGCCTTGGCCCACCCTCAGTGAAAACTATCTGAAGAACAACCCCAAACGCGTTGGCGGTCAAATGCTCCAGGTCAGCGCGGGCGGCCTGGCTGCCAGCATTGCCGCAGACAGTGGCAAACTCTGGGCAGAGATTGGCAGTAACAAACCTTATGCCGCCATCCACAACTTCGGTGGCCTGCCCGACATGGCTCCAGGACCGGCCGCTATTCCCCAACGTGAATACCTGGGCGTAAGCCAGGAAGATGAAGGCGACATTCTCGCAGTGCTGGAGTCATTTTTGCTCGAAAACTAAAAACGCCGTCAGCGCCCTGTGACGCGCTTTGAGCATCTCAGTGGCTACCGTTGGGTGTTACAACAGCAGATAAGCGCTTTAAACCCGTTTCGAAACGTTTCTAACCCACATAGATCAACTTTAAGTTGCTTTTTAATTGCAATATCACTCACACCATTTGTAATCTAAGAACTAAGACATAGTTCAAGGACCCAAAATGAATAATGTAATTTACTCTCCCTCATGTACACCCAAGAATGATATTGGCAATACCTTCTCTGCCACAAAGTTGGAAAACCTTCAGCCATCAAAGTTAGCAGCAATGAAAGGCTACTTGTTTTGCCCTGGATGTTTCGTACAAGCTGGCTTTGTATCCAGAGGTAAAAATGGGAGCTCTCCTCATTTCAGGTCGATACACCAACTGGTAAACGGCAAAACGTGCCCTGAGAAAAGTAATGAAGTGGAACGAATTGATGGAGATAAGCCACGCCCAGTTGACGAGTTACGTAATGAAGAAAATATATTCGTAATTGATTTCAACTTTGGCACTACAGATGGAGAAATTAAACCTAATAAACCAATAGATACAGATGATATCCCTCCAAGACTAAGGGGCAATTACAGAAAATTTGGTGAGTCCGGCTCTGTTGGTAAGAGCGAATGGTCACGGCGCTTAAGCACAATGTTGCGCGCGGTATTTGATAACCCAGACTTTCTGAAAGAAGCAAACAAGATAAAAGTCTTTGGCAAGTTGCAAACTATGTCTGAAGTTTTTTTCCATGCCAGCCGAGTTGTTAACAATCTTAACCATAACAGGCCCCCTGCCTTTTACTACGGTATGATTGTAGATGCGATAGATGAAGGAGGGACGGTTTGGCTTAATATTGGCCACAGCAAGGACGAGCTATCCATACCAATCGACAAAAAAATATTCCAGGTACTGATGAAACGGTACGCTATCAGCCCAGCAGAAGAAGGTCAGTTCAAAGATATTGTTGGGTGCCAGTTTCTGTTATATGGGTGGTACAATACCTCTAAACAGAAACCGCACTACTTATCACTATATGAGAAAGCGAGCGCTTATATTGCGTTACGCCAAAGCTAATCCGTCATCTCACAGGGTTTCACTATGACAACAGACACATCAGAATCAAAACTTGAAAAGTACTTCATGGTTGGTATAGCCGTGTTTTGCGCGCTAGTTTTTGCTGGGCTATGCCTATACTACGCGTTCCGCTTTACTAACTTCTTCCCATACGCCCCTCCAATTGACGAAGCATCTATTAGCAAGTTAAGAGGTGATTTTGGTGTGATGGGTGATTTCTTTGGCGGGATCCTGAACCCAATACTAGCCTTCAGCACCGTCCTGCTATTGGTAATATCTTTGCGCGTTCAAATAAAAGAGCTTCGTGCGACCACCAGAGAAATAGCAGCGGCAACAGAAGCGCATAAAGACCAAGTAGAAATTGCACAGCTACAGCTTGAAGAGAGCCGGGCTAACCTGCAAGTAGCGCAGGAGCAGCTTAGACTATCTAAAGAGAGGGAAAAGAATGCTCGTGATGAATTAGAAGCATCACAATTACAAAAAAGCACCGAAGCCAAAAAGCTGGCGAAAATTGAATCTTCATCAGAACTTATAGGAACTTTAGATGGTTACTTCAATCATCTAGAAAAACTCTACTCGCGACCTATAAGGCCTAGTGGGCGTCAAGATGGATTGCAATCGCTTCAGAGCTGTAGACCTCAAGATAAAATGGGTTTCTATAAGCTTATATTTACCGAAAGTGACTATGAAGGTTTAAGGAGTTCCTACTCTGAATTACCAATCATATTCATAAACATGACTGACTGTTTAACTAAAATCCACCAACTGGGTATTGTTTCACATCATACTGTCCAGTACTACTACACTCAATTGGATGTTATGTGTTATCAGGAGTTGGTTTACTTCAAAATGTATAGCGATGAAAACACTCTCAGGATCCTTAATGAAAAAAAAGGAAAAATTGCTAGCATCTTAGTTGATTCATATACATCTGAGATTTTGAATATAAACTCTGGCAGCCAAGTTACGTAACTCTTTTATTAATCTAGTTTAAAATACTCCCTCAGACCCAACCGACATACTGGCATCAAGTTTAATGAAGCGTGCCAGTATGTATGCCATACCCCAACCTTGACAATAAAAACCTAGGGTTAGCTGTTTGCAGCCTGGTTAGTACACCAGGTGCGGATGGTATTAGCCCTCGTGTATTAATCATCCCTGATGGCCAGTTCTCTAGTCAGGATGGCCGCCCGCACGATGTGCCAGGCGGAAAATGGTTGATGGACGAAACCGCCTTTGGCTACCTGACACACTCCGCATCACTGCGCCCAAATGATTATTTGTTCGACTACGACCACCAAACCATGTTCAAAGCGCAAAATGGTAAGCCCGCCCCGGCATCAGGCTGGTTCGGCTCCGATGGCCTTGAATATGTACCTGATGAAGGCGTATACGCACTGAATGTACGCTGGACACCCGCCGCATATAAACAGCTACTAGACAAAGAATATCGCTATGTCAGCCCGGTGTTTGTATATGACAGCGAGACTGGCCGCCCCATCGCTTTGCTACATGTTGCCTTAACCAATGACCCAGCCGTGTTGGGTATGGACGAGGTAGCCGTTTTAAACACCCATCTAAATACACTCTTAGGAGCACCAACAATGAATGAAGCGCAAAAGCTACTCAAGGCGCTGGGAATTACTGTGGACGGTGATGTTACCGGTGACCACATTGCCCAAGGCACGAGCAAGATAGAAACACTCCAGCAGCAGTCATCAAAAGCCGCAGAAAAAGACACGCAAATTGCAGCCCTGAACACACAGCTTCAGCAGGCTCAGGCAGCGAAACCGGCAGCGGTTGATCTCTCAAAATTTGTGCCTGTCGAAACATACAACGCCTTGCTGACTAACTTTGCGGCGCTAAACACACAGCATCAGGGAGTCAGTATCGAAAGTACGATCGATAAAGCCAAAGCAGATGGCCGGGTGATAGAAGCGGAAGTGGATTACCTCAAGCAGCTGGGTGATCAGCAAGGGCTTGCAGCCCTTAACACCATCCTGGACGCCCGCTCACCCATTGCCGCATTGACCACTCAGCAAACCACTCAGATCAAATTGCCTGACGGTAAAAAAACGGGGGTTGCAGCTTTGAGCACCGAAGACAAATACGCAGCTGACCAACTCGGTATCAGCTACAAAGATTACGCAAAATTGAAAGAGGATGACCAATAATGGCCATTGTTACTCCTGCACTTATTACATCACTGTTTACCGGCTTCAAAAAGAACTTTGAAGATGGTAAGTCGGAAGCTGACCCACAATACATGAAGATAGCGACTGTCATTACATCAACAACTAAATCCAACACCTATGGGTGGCTGGGGAAATTCCCAAGCCTCAAAAAGTGGGTTGGCCCGCGTACGATTGAGAATATGAAGGCGCATGCCTATACGATCATTAATGAGGATTATGAATCCACGGTAGGGGTAGACAAAAACGACATCGAAGACGATGAACTCGGTATCTACGCACCAATTTTTAAAGAAATGGGTTCTGCGGCTGCGATCCATCCGGATGAGTCTTGCTTCCCTCTATTGCCATTGGGATTCTCCAATCTATGTTATGACGGCCAAAATTATTTTGATACAGATCACCCCGTCGCAGAAAAAGCAGATGGCACCGGAACAATCACTTCAGTAGCAAACATGACCGAAGATCCAGGCTATACAGGTGAGCCATGGTTTGTTCTGGATACATCAAAAGCCATCAAGCCGATCATCTTTCAGGAACGTAAAAAGCCCCAGCTCGTATCCATGAACAAGGTCGATGATGAAGCCGTCTTTATGAGTAAACAGTTTCGTTATGGCGTTGACTGTCGCGATGCTGCCGGTTTCGGGTTCTGGCAAATGGCGTATGCCAACAAACGGGCATTAACTCCTGACAACCTGTGGGACAGCATCAGCAAAATGCGTGAGTTTAAAGCGGATGGTGGCAGAAAGCTGGGTATTAAACCCACATTGCTTGTGGTTCCAGCAGGTATGGAAAAGCAAGCCACACGGATGCTAGAACGCGAGTTAGATTCCAATAGCTCCAACGAACTCAAAGGTCGCCTCGAATTATTGGTGGCTGACTACCTATAAACCCCATGGCCCGGCACGGGTCATTACTCAACAGGACGGAAAATGAAATGGCTAATCAACCTATTCAGCATGTGTGTATCGTCTCTCAGCAACCGGATGGCTATCGCCGCGCTGGCATTACCCTCACGCGAGGAGAGAACAAACACCAGGTCACAGAGTCACAGCTTGAAGCACTTAAAGCAGACTCACGCCTCACGGTGCAAATTGTGTCGGCGGATGAAGGTGCAAATGCGACACCACACCTGGAGCCAGGAAGTATGGGCAGCACTATAAAACTGGACCTGAGCAACGCCCCTGACGAACTGGCTCACATCATTGCTGCTATCCACGAGCTAAAGCCATCCAAAAAGCCCACTTTGGATGAATTAGCGTTTGAAGTGGATGGCGTTGACGGTGAGCAAAAGCCGACTGCTCAGCAGCGTGATGATGCCTGGTCCTGGTATCAAGCCCATATTGTAAGCGCGGAGTAATACGCATGTACGCAACCGCCGACGATATGAAAACTCGGTTTAACGACCAGGATTTAATCCTACTGACCGAACGTGAGAACAGCGCACCAGGTGAAGTTGATATGGTGGTATTAACTCAGTCGCTAGTAGACGCCAGCGCTGAAATAAATGCCTACCTGTCTGGCCGCTATACGCTCCCGCTGAGCACAGTGCCTACGGCACTGGTAAGAGTATGTTGCGATATCGCTCGCTACTTTTTAAGTGGTGATGGCGCACCGGAGCACATTCAGCAGCGTTACCAGGACGCCATCAAGTTCTTGCAGTCCGTTAACCAGGGCAAAGTGTCTTTGGGAATTGATAGCCAGGGCGACAAAGCTACAACCAACGACACAGCACATATCGAGTCGGCGGGTAGCGTATTCGCGCGCAACAAGTCAACGGGGTTCATCTGATGTTCGAGATTGACCAGGACTACCTGGCAGCGGGCCCATTGCTGGACACAGCACTAAGCGCGGTGGAAGACATTCGACATGTGCAGCATGTGAATGACCTGGCAGAGATAGACAAACCCGCACACACACCGTGCCTGTTCTATGTCTATTACGGCGACCAACTGGCGGAAACGGCCCATGCTGGTGCAAATGTTCAGCTAAAGCAAACTTGGCTGGTCATCCTAGCCGAACGCAAAGGCAGTAAATCTGCTGGCCAGAACCTGGCGGCAACCATTCGCGCGGTGGCAGGCAAAATGACCGGCCCAGCTGGTCCCTGGCAACGCGTAAACACCCCAATCAAACCGAGATACACAAGTGGCCATGCGTTTTATCCGCTGGCCTTTACCTGTCAAATGAGATTTAAAGGAGCACTGTAATGAGTGGCTTATTAGTAGCGGGCAATTTCTTTATTGACCGATTAAATTCACAAGGCCAGAGCCTGGGTATTTTTGGCCCTATCAACATGACCAAACTAACAGTAAAAACGGATGCAGATACCGTTACCAGAACATCAAAGAAAAAGCAGAGCTACGGGCAAGCACTGGATGATGTGAAAATCGCTAAACCTGCGGAAGTCGCGTGCGAGTTTGACGACCAGCCAGCCGAGCTGCTGGCTCTGGCACTTATGGGTAAAGTGACGGCGCTAAACGAAGGCAGCGGCACCGTAACAGATGAAGCCAAAACCTTACCCGCGAACCAAGGCTGGCTGGAACTGGGCCATAAGAACCTGGCCACCGATGGATTAGTTGTAAAGCAAGGTGCCACACAGCTGGCACTCGGGGCCGATTTTGAAGTCAATTATGCACTCGGCATGATCCGTTCAGTTGAAGGTGGTGCAGTGGCAGCCGGTGGCAGCATTACAGTGACCTACCAGCACAACGCCCGAAGCGGCAAAACCATTGAAGGCGGCATGGAATCGCAGGTCCGGGCCCGTATTTTTGGTGAAGGCACAAACCTGGCAAATGGCAAAGCCATCGAGCTGGAGATTTTCGATGCTTCAATGATGCCTGATAAAGAGATCGACTTTGCGGCCAGTGAATTTGTCAGCGGCGGACTCTCCGGCACCGCCAAGCTTCCTCAGGGGAAAACGTCCCCGTTCACGTACACCGAGTTAGACGCATAGTTCCCATTGGGGCCTCGGCCCCTTTTTCACTATTTAAAAAACCTTTTAAGACTGAGTAAATGGCATGGCAGATAAAACACTACAGTTAGCACTCAGAGTTGTAGCTGAAGCAACCGGCAAACAAAATATCGAACAGCTCGTAACTGAGTTGCGACATATCGAACAAACCGCTGAAGCCGCTGCCCCGGCCACTGAGCAGCTAGCCAGCCAGTTTGATAACGCCGCCACCTCAGCAACAAAAACCAGTGCTACAGCCGGTGATTTAGCCAACGAGTTGGATAAACTCGGTGATCAACAGGACGCAATCCGCAGTTTTGAACAATCCAGAACCGAGCTGGACCAACAGGCCATTGCAACCGCAGCAGCCACCCAGGCACTTGAAGAGTTTCGGCGCGAAACTAAAAGTGCCAGTCAACCTACCGACGAGCTGAGTCGTAAGGTTGAGCAGGCAGAAAAATCGCTGGCTGAGATGCGTGACGAGCTGACCAGGCAAACAACAAAACATGCGGCGCTACAGCAGGAGCTGCGACGCTCCGGCATAGATGTTAATAACCTCAGGGTCGCCAAGCGCGAGCTGGGTGCCCAGTTTAATAAAGCAGGTAAGTCGGTAGACCAATTCACTCAGGACTTACGCCAGGGAAATGCAGCCCAACAGGCACACGCCGCCAGCTTGAGCAATGTGGCGGGCAAAGTAGCAGCATTGGCCACTGCTTATTTTGGGTTAGATCAGGTTGGCCAGGCCGTACGTTCGGTTTTCGAAACTGGCGACAAATTCGAAAAGCTTCAGGTGCAGATGAATGGCCTGATGGGCAGTATTTCCCAGGGCGACCAGGCAACCAAATGGATTGCGCAATTTACTAAAAATACCCCATTGCAACTGGGCGAAGTTAGCCAGGCGTTTGTGAAACTAAAGGCGTTTGGGCTCGACCCTATGGATGGCACGCTACAGGCCATCACAGATAGCGCATTAAAACTGGGTGGCGGCTATCAGGAGGTCGAGGGGATCAGCCTGGCACTGGGCCAAGCCTGGGCCAAGCAAAAGTTACAAGGAGAAGAGATCCTCCAGCTGGTCGAACGTGGTGTGCCAGTCTGGGATATGCTGCAAAACGTCACTGGTCAAAACGTTGAAGAGCTACAAAAATTAGCCAGCGCAGGAAAGCTCGGCCGTGACGTTATAAAACAACTTATCGACGAAATGGGCCGCACCAGCGCCGGAAGTGCCGCTGCACAAATGGCCCTGTTCAGTGGCCAGGTTTCCAATGCAAAAGATAACATTGAGCAATTCTATAATCTGATTGCTCAGTCCGGCGCTATGGACTGGCTCAAAGCGCAGCTCACAGAATTAAACACCCAGTTTGCCGAGATGGCCGCTGACGGCCGATTACAGGAATGGGCGCAGTCAGCCAGTGATGCCATCGTCAACGCAGGCACGGTCATCAAAAACACCATCACCACACTCTACGAATTTCGGGAGGAAATCGGTTTTGTGGCCAAAGCCTGGCTGGCATTAAAGATAGGCTCATATTTCAGTAACGTAGTGTCGGGCGCTGTTGCCGCCACCCGCGCATTCACCACATATAAAACAGCCATTACGTCTGCGACCGTTGCCACACAGGCCGCTACGGTCGCAACCACTAAATGGAGAAATGCACTCGGCTTTATTGTTCGTGGTGGTCTTTATACAGCACTCATAAATGAGCTGGTTAATGTGGGTGTTGAGTACAACAACCTCCTGACCATTGAGGCCCAAGTAGAAAAAAGCCGACGCGCCGCGCAGCTGACAGCCGCAGAACTGGCAGCGGAATACCAGTCCATCAGTGAGAAAACGGGTGTACTGGTTACGAATATGGAAGAGCTTGAAGCGGCCCTGGGTAACGGAACCATTGCCTGGAATGAGCAGCTGGGCATTTATGAAGGTGTAGCCAAAAAACAACAAGAACTGGCCGAAGCAGCACAACAATCAGCGGAGGCCGAACGCCAGCGCGCTGAGTTTTTACGGCTTACCGTGCCTGAAGCACTCAAGGTGATTGAGACGCTGGAGTCTCAGAGCCAGAGCCTGAACGGCGTGCGTGATGGCGTTGACGGCTTTATACAATCACTCGAATCCGCGCGCACTGCACTACAGGAGGCGGGAGACGAATATTCACAACAAATAGTCCTCATTGATGAGTTAAAGGGCAGATTTGAAGAACACAATAAAAGCCTAGAGCGACAAGCCTATTTATCTAATAACCTGAGCGAAGCCTATAAAAAGCTGGGCCTGGAAAGCAGTGAAGCACTCAAAAAGTCGGCCACCGAATTACAGGGTGCGTTTGAACTGATCCAGCAAAGTAATGAACCAATAGCGCTGCAACAGGCTGCATTTTTAAAATGGGCTGATTCGGCAGTCAAGGCTGCCGAAGCTACTGGTGAGGTTGTGCCAGCCAGCGTTAAAGCTGCGGCTGCGGCCCTTGGCCTGACCAAAGAGCTGGAAAAACTGATTGAAAAAGCCAATCAGCTCAAACCGGCTACCGACGGCAACAGCGAAGCCGTAGAGCGTTATACCAACGCTCTGAATAAAACACGCGCGGCTATGGAGAATAACAAAAAAATCCTGGAAAGCTCGACCGCAACGGCCAAGCAAAAAGAAGCTGCTCAAACCGCACTAAATAAGCAGGCAGGCATTGCCATCCAGCAAGAAACGGACCTGGCCAAAGTGCGAGAGCTGGAAACCATGAAAGCCAGGGAACTGATGGTTGAACAGCGCAAGCTAGAGCAGGAATTGGCGCAGCTCAACCAGCAATACAAGACCGGTGCGATAAATGCCCAGGATTACCAGGATAAACAAGACCGGGTGAATGGTGTTCTGAAGGTCGTAAATAATCTGCTGGGTGATGTGAAAAACGCCCAGGATGCCGCCACCAATGCAACTCAGAAAGGCACTCAATCAACCCTAGCCGCAACCCAAGCTAATCAGCAGCACGTTGATAGCCTACGCGCCCAACAAAATGCACTTACAGAGGTAGGAAAAAGTGCGACCCTGGCCGCAGGTGAACTGGAAAGTTACTGGAAAGTCAGCGCCAGGTCGTCCGCAAGTGCGTCTAATTCAGGCAGCTATCGAGACGACCGGCCAACGGTTGAAACCATCGTTGATTACAACGAGCAGAACCCCAATGCTTATAACTTCAGTAGCCGGGAAGTTAAAGCTGAGGAAGCCCGCCGGGACAGCGCACAGCTAAGAGACCAACAATATGCCCGCTTTGAGCGTGATATTAAAAACGCCAAATCACGCAATCAGCTCAATGAAATTTACAACAAAATATTTAACCAGCTAAATCACCTGGAACAAGAACAGCGTATAGCCCTGGGCGAACTGATTAAACAGCAAAAAGAGGCATTAAACAAAGCTCCGGCCCAAAGTTCAACAACGCCGCAAGCGTCCCCGCAAAATGCTGCGCCCGCATCAGTTGAAGCTCCTTCGTCAATACGCTACAGCCGGATTTACCAATCTCCAGAGAGCTTCAGCCAGACTAACCGTACCCAATCATCTGGCAGTGGCGATTTAGCTACGGCCGTTAATAACCTGGTGAAGCTGCTTACCAACCAGAACAGCGGCAAGACCATCAAACTCGACCTCGCTTTACCAGGAGGCAACCAGGCAGAAATCAGCGCCACTGTCACCGAGCAGGTTTTGAATGAATTAGAGCAATTGAGCTTAGTACAATGATTGAGATTAACGGAACACTGTTAGAGCAGTTCGTTTGGACTGACGAATTTAATTATCTGGCTGTTACGGAGCAGTCGGAACGCGCGCTCAATGGCGCAACACACACAGAGAAAACAGCCATCCCCGTTGGCCGACCCATTACGCTCCAGAGCGACTTAGAAAGCGCCACTATATACAAGGCGCTTTTCGAACATGCCAAGGGCACACTAACTGACTTTCCTATCTCCATACGTGGCACGGATTACCAGGTAATGTGGGACCACAGCCAGCAACCAGTCACCGGCACCCCGGTTGCTCTGTTCTCTGACGCCGAGTCCGAGCATTTTCAAGACGTAATCCTCAAACTAAAAACGGTGTAATAATGCTAAGAACTGACCTTAAAATATTTCTGCCAGAACGGCTAGGCAACGAACCCAATGCCGGTGGCCACCGAACAAACACGCCCCTGACCAACGGCAAATTAAACGAAGTATTTACTTCTATCAGCGACGTAGACTATGCACGCAGCGCATTTGAATTAGTCAAACTCTACCCGGCAGTTGCAACCGGTGATGACAGCCGGTTACAGGATGCCAGGATATTTCTGAGTGACCAACCGACTGATCCACTCTTAACAACTTTACTTGTTCAGTCCAGTCAGTTGCAGGATACCAGCCTATTATCGGGAATGATGGATATGTTGGCCGCTGCTAAGTTCCACGGGCTGGCATCTGCAACTAGTGCAATTACCGCTGAGAGCCAGGAAATTAAAGTTGATAGGGTACACGCGAACCTGGCTCCAACTACATCACGCCGTATCGACCACACAGGTGTAAAACCACCCGTTGAAACATCCGGGTATAAAATTGTTCGCCAGCAAAGTTATGGCCGCCTTTACAACATCAGCATTGATGTGCCAGATCTGGTTTCAGGACGTCCATATTTTTATGGTACTTATCAGAAGTACGATTATGACTTACGTAAGTACATTACCGCGACATTAACGCAAGATCAGTTTGTAATAAATGGCACCACCATCACCAATAAAACCATATTAAGTAGTCCAATAAAGTATGGTGAATTCTTCAACCTGCATTATCTCCCGGCCGAGTTTTACCGGTTTCACGATTTTGTTTTAGATGGCTCTACGTTAACGCTCGGACCCGGTGAACGAGTCGAGCCTAAAACGGTTTGGATTAAAATCCCAGACAGCTACGGCACAATCATAGACAACGGTAAAGGGGAGCTAATCATCTCCGGTCGCCTGGTTGCAACGATTGACTATGACACGGGTGTACTCAACGCAATGGAGCCCATTGAATTTGATGCGGCAGGACGCAATCTAGGGGCGATTATTCGAACTAAGCCGATTACTATTCGAACCTTACAGTTCGCTCTGGACCAAAGCGCAATACCTGAGACTTTGTATATACGCTGTAAAAGTACTCAAGGCACTGACCTGAGTGCATCATGTGACGCGCAGGGAGTCATAACTGGCGAAGGCATAACCGGGTCACTGGGTGCCACCTCTTTGGTAACTCTATCATTTAATGTTGATGTACTACCAGATAGTGTTAGCTACGATTATGCGGATTTAATCTATGAGCCCGTGCCAACACCGCCAGGCGGGATTGACCGTTCAAAATTGCCGGGCAATGGCATAGTACCAATATTCCACGCTAACAACCTTGTCAGCATTCAGAGTCGAGAGCGGACATCACACCCTAACCTGAGTAATGGGCAGGTTATCAATGCCATTGTTGACGCTGACTGGGTAGACATCCTGGATGGTAACGGCGCAAGCCTGTACTCCGCAGACGATAGCAACTATAGCTACGACCGCCAGAATGGAACAGTAACTATAAAGCCGGGCATCACAGTGTTTTCGCCGCCTTACATCATTACCACCATACAGTCTGAGCTGGCCATGGTGGCGGATATAGACGCAACCACACTGCAAACACTCATCCCGATTAAACGCACATACCCAGCGGGCTCGACCATATCCAGTGTATACATGCTGGAGGACCTGCAAGCCAAAAGCGTGGACGAAAGAACCCTAGCGGCATGGCAAAACAATTACGAGGATTCCGGCACACCGGCATCTAACAGCATTAACACAACCCAATATCCTGTTGAGCTCACCAATATCGGTTGTATCAGTCAGCGCTGGGCCATTGTGTTTACCAGTGATGGATATGATGTAATTGGCGAGTATGTGGGCAAAATTTACTCTGGCGTCACTGCCGAAGACTGTGCGCCAATTAACCCGTTTACGGCATCGCCGTATTTCATTCTGCGCAAAGAAGCTATTGGGAATGGTTTGAACCCTGGGGAGGCGTTTCTATTCACCACCCAATCAGCTGCAAGGCCAGTCATGACCACACGGTCAGTGTCACCCGGCCATTCGAATATCGAACAAGATAGTTCAACAATTGCGTTTTGGGGGAGTGTGTAATGCCAAAATCAGTGAGTATATACCGTTGGGATGATGAGGGTGCCCCCCAGTTCTCTACCGGAAAGTACAGTGAAATCATATCCATATTAGATGCATGTCTAGTCCAGGGTTATGGAACAAAGCCGGGTTTAGGTTGGACAAAACTATTCAATGAAACAGCCGCGTGTGGTTATTCCAATGCTACTGGTGGGTGTGCTGTTTTTAGCAGTAATACAGGGCTTGATGATAATAAAGGTGTCTATGTCCAGGCAGCGCAAAGTGCAACAAGTAGCGCAAATATTGTAAGAGGCGGCTGGAAACAAAGCATCAAAGTTTTTCCTGACCACAATATCAACTGGATGATATTAGGCACAGATACCGCTGTGTATGTTTTTTTTGGCTATGTTGCTCAGTATGCACTTTCATCCCAGAAATATGTTGCTTCCTGTTTTATTGGCAACCTGTCGAACGCCCTAACGAGCGATGCAGGAAAGTTTATTGCTGTCTGTTCTTTTGTGGATGAAGATTTGAGCCTTGAAACATCATCAAGCATTGGTCTCCGAGTGGGGCGGAATATCGAATATCTGAACGATATGCCCAGAAGCAGTCTGAAAGGGATTAAGGTGTACGATACAGATGCCGCTGGAGAGTTTTCCTTTTACGAACCAAACACATCCTTCCTACCCGTTACTGGCGACTCAAAAAACAATTTGGGCCCAATTTCAAGTAACTATCTCGTCGGTGTAACGCTGACAGCCATTGAGCATGAAACAGCAAAAGACCGTCACGGAGAGCTCGTTACCGCAAGCGCTACAAGGCCAGCGTGCAGGGGCGCATTTCCAGGTCTTTATAGTACTTTTTGCGCGCATCCAAATGACGTATTTTGGCCCTCGTTTGTCAATTATGGTGGACAAAAACATCTAGTCTTGAGGGTCACTTCAACAAATAGAGCATCTAAATTGGTACTGTCTACGGAGGTTTGGGATGACTAACAACCTGTTCTCAGGAAATACTGAGCCTTCAGGGTATCTGAGCTATTCCGGTAATAGTGTTACTTTTGTAGAACTGGCGAACGTTGCTACATCTCTCCCAATTCTTGTTGAGCCAGGAAAAATTTACCGTGTAACGCCTGATGGAGGGACCGCAAGCCGGTTTCGTCTCAGGGAAAATTTAGAAGGTGGCGCGTCACGTGCAAATGCTTCCGTTGCGGACGGAAATTGGACTGAGCATTTCTACGTTGCTGGGGCGGATGTTGTAACTGTCGAGATTTATTATAAAAACACAACGGACACTGCGACTGGTTTAGTCTTTGTTGAGGCTGAGGCGAAACCCATAGAGGCAACAGGGTTTGTAGGCAGCATAGGAGCGCCAAACCTCATTCCTGCATTCGCGGCTCGATTAGAGTTAGATTTGGATAAAAAGGCTGAAAGGGTCATATTGTTTGACAGGCAGTCTGGTGAAATGTTGGATCACTTCTTCGTTAAGCCAATGAGTTCAGCGTCTGTTGATGGCTATCTTGTCAACGTTACGCTGCCCGTAAAGTATTCTTTAGGTCCATCTGTAACCTGTGTGCTCTTCGATGACAATTTGGATTATTCAGGGGCTGTGATGGATGGGATCCAATGTGACGTAACAGACCTATCATCATGACTTCATTGGTATTGCGTTTAAATGCCAGGTATCAGGGGCCGCGCTCAGCTGTTAAAGTCAGATTTGTTAGCGACCTTGAACTGACGCTGATAGGCAATTATATTGAGAGCGGATGGGCGGCAATCAGTGACATAGCGCATGAGGCTGAGTTAATTACAAATACAACAGGCTCTGTTGCACAAGTCTGTCAAACAAATCATGCGCGCCAGCGTTGTATAGAGCAGCATTTTGACACTCAATATCTAAGCGCAATAAATACAGGGCTGCTTTGCACTGCATTCTATTCAAAGACATTGATTATGGCTGAGCACTGCACCTCGCCGTACACAAGAGCCCTTGAGGAAAAGCAATACTTTATAAGCGCCTATTCTGTGGCTGATACTGTGCGTCAAACAGTTTCGAATTCTTATATAAGTAAAGGCCAGTACACGCTAATACACACCAACATCACCTGGACACCTGCACAATTAAGAGGTGCCAGCGCTCTAGTGCGCTACGGCCCATCGCAGTCAACATACATTTGTAGATTCACAGCACACCCGAAAAACGGGTATGTGAAGCTCAGTTTTGTTAACCAGTCCGCAAACCTAAAAACAAAAATACGCTTCTCTCCCCCTTCACATACATGCTACTGGACGCTTCCAGGTGGCACTGTACGTTCGGGTGATGACCTCCCGACAATCGACCGAAAAATACCCATTGAGCCTCAGATACAAAGGGCATACATAATGCAACCTACAATTACCTGTAAACGTTTATCCGATAATCAGGATATTCTCATCACTGCACTCAGCCACTCGTTTGAGCGTGGCCAGTTTGCTGCAACTGGGTCAATTAAGTTTTGCAGCCGAATCGACATGGAGCGCGCGTTAGGCCAGGAACTGCTAGTCACCATTAATGGCTATGAATACGTGGTGATATGCGAGCAACCAAGTACAAGTAGTAAATTTGGTTCTGTCAGTTTCAGCGCGTCGATACGTGGCCGATTTGCAATGCTATCTGCACCGTATGCGCGCGAAATAAATTACACAAACCCGACAGCCAAGACACTGGCTGGTGTTATGTCCGACGTACTGACAAATTCAGGTTGGTCTTTAGACAATCAGATGGTTGATTACGCGATCCCCAAAGGCGCATTCAGTTACAGAGGGCTCACGCCTGCCGGGGCGCTGCTACGAATAGCGCAAAGTGTCGGCGGAATTCTAGATTTCGATGGCATAACAAAAACGGTATCCGTAATTCCGGAGTGGCCTGTCTCACCCTGGGACACAGACAACGCAGTGTGTGACATCATCCTAAATGACTCACTCATATTGGAGAACAACACCAGACAAACGGTTAATCTGGAACACACTGCTGTTTTTGTACGCGGTGAGCAACAAGGTGTGGCGTGTAAGATCAAGCGCTCGGGGACGTTGGGCGATCAATATGCCCATGACGTGGTGGATTCCCTGATAACGGATAAGCAGGCTGCCCGTCAACGCGGCACCTGCGAACTCGCTAGGAGCGGCAACAAGCAAATATCCGAGATCCGCACAAAGTTAACAGCTGAACTACCACCCATCAGACCAGGTATGCTGATCGGTATTCGATATTCCGATTCTCTTTATAAGGCAACCTGTGACAGTGCCAGCATAAGTGCCTCAATCAATACACAAGGTGCAATTACTGTTAACCAAAGCATCAGGGTGGTAGCAAATGTCTAATCTATTAAGTCGCCTAGGCGCAGTCTTGGGCAGTACACGCCGCAGTATTGTAAAGGTTATCCAGGTGAATACGGATGGTACAACTCTCGTCCAACACAGCGATGGAACACAGAGCACAGTCCTGGGCGATAGTGTCGTTAGTGGGAGTGCATACATCGAGAATGATCGCATCACAGGCCCAGCGCCGGACCTACCGTATAGTGAGATTGAGGTGTGATTATTTGAAAAGTTGTTTAACTATTTTAAAAATTGATTTTTCGCAGTTTTCGCGCAATTGGCGCTAAGTTTTCGCGCGCGGCATCAGCCTGAACCTGAAGAAAACCTCGGCGTTGTTCATCAGAAGAGATACCTTGATATGTGGTTACATAGATGCACAGGGCGAAAATAACTTAATTCGTCGCTTGGCAGTGATTGTCAGATCGATGTGCCATTCATACCACTGTGTCGCGTGTGAGTAGTTACCGCATCAAGTACGGGATGACGGTGGTGTGGGCTTTGTGATCGGGTAGTTATACAACTTTTTTAAATCACACATAGCAAAAAACCCGCTGCATTGCTGCAAAGGGTTTGACGTACATGGAAGTACGAATGTCGATGATATTCATGGATGAATTAAGTGCAAAGTACAATGACAGCGAGCAACGCGAGTACATTTACTTTGCG